GTGGTCGGACTTGAACGATGCGGTCAAGGATCGTAGCGGGACGCAACAAATGACGTTCGTCGTGTCCGATGATCAGGTGGAAACGATACAACAGGCGTTGAGAGTGTCAAAGTCTTTGGGGGAATTCGATCAATCGGAAAATGTGAACGGAAACGGAAACGCGTTGGCGCGGGTTTGCGAAATGTTTTTGGGCAATCATGGGGGCTAAAGATTTAGTGTTGCGACGGATTTCGTCAACGGATGCAAACGCGGTTGTTCGCAAATATCATTACAGCGGAAAAGTTGTTCCGAATTCCCAAATCCACATTGGCGTTTTCTATATGGGCAAACTGGAAGGGGCGATGCAGTTTGGTCCGTCAATCGACAAACGCCGGGTTTCCATGCTGGTAGAAGGAACTGGATGGAATCAGTTTGTGGAATTGAACCGGATGGCATTCAGTCCCGCCTTACCGAAAAATAGTGAATCGCGTGCAATTGCAGTTTCGATGCGGTTGTTGAAAAAACACGCACCCAATTTGAAATGGTGTGTTTCGTTTGCAGACGCAACGCAATGTGGCGACGGGACTATATACCGGGCATCGGGATTTTTGTTGACGCAAATCAAACCCAATAAGCAAATGCTTTTGTGGAAGGGGAAAGTGATTGCAAAAAAAACGTTGGACAATGAAAACTTCCCCCGGATAGGTGGGAAATACTATTCGCGTCATTTGATTGAAACTGGGGCAGCGGTTCCGTTGCAGGGTTTCCAACTTCGCTATGTCTATTTTTTGGATCAATCATGGCGGGATCGTTTGAAATCAGACATTATTCCATTTGATGAAATTGAAAAAGTCGGTGCAACAATGTATCGTGGGAATCGCCCTGGAAGCATTGCTAGCGATGCGTCTGACTTCCGGTCAGAAGAAGGAAGTGCAAATCTTACCTCAGGGCTCGAAACGCGAGAGCAATAATGCCAGCCGGACGACCGTCGAAACCTATTGAACAGAAGCGGGCGCTAGGCAATCCGGGACGTCGCCCGTTGCCAGATGAAAACGCGGTGCAATTGATTCCCGCGATTGATGCGGTTCCGGAACCGTCACGTCCGTTGCTGAAGTATGGTCGCGAATTGTGGGATCGCGTTTGGGGGATGGGTGTGACATGGATTTCACCGAACAGCGATTTCGAAATTTTGTTGATGACGTGCGAATTGGTCGATGAACGTTGGAACTTACGCATTCAGGTGATGCAATCGGGTGATCCGAAACAGCGTCGAGGGTTGCGTGAATTGGATCGACAAATTGTTTCGAACTTGTCGTTGTTGGGTTTCACACCGTCGGATCGTTCACGGTTGGGTGTTGCGGAAGTCAAGGCGCGTTCAAAGTTGGAAGAATTGATGTCGCGACGGGATGAATGGTGATGGAAAAGATTGATGGTTGGGCACCGCAATGGTTGACGAAGGCGACGGAAGAATCATTGAATTCGAACCGTGCGGATATGGCAATCAAGTTCATTGAAGACTTTGGTGTGATCACAAAAGATTCGGTGTCCGGCAAAACGGGCGAACGTCTGGTGTTGCGTGATTGGCAGAAAGAATTGGTCCGTCATATTTATGCACAAGAATCGGGCGGGTACAAGTACAAACTGGCTTTGTGTGGTTTGCCACGTAAGAACGGAAAAAGTGCGTTAGCGTCCCATCTGGCGCTATTTGACACCATATTTGGACCGGGTGGCGGGGAAACGTATTCGGTAGCGGCGACACGTGATCAGGCACGAATCGTTTTTGGGGAAGCGAAAAAAATTATTTCCGCGGATGAAGAATTATCGGCGCTTGCGAAACTGTATCGGGACGCCATTGAAATTCCCGCAACGGGTTCCGTCTATCGGGTTTTGTCCGCAGAAGCGGGTGCCGCCGAAGGCTTGAATAGCACCGCCGTGTGGATCGACGAATTGCACGCACAACCCAATCGGCGCATGTTCGATGTCATGCAATTGTCGATGGCGGCGCGTGGAAACAAAGCGCACATGGTTGCAATCACAACCGCGGGTGTGAAGTCGGATTCGTTAGGGCATGATTCAATTTGTTTCGATCTGTATCAGTACGGAAAAAAAGTTGTTCGTGGTGAAATGGATGATCCGAATTTCATGTTGGCGTGGTGGGAATCGGATGGCGATCACAGACTGCCGGAAACGTGGAAGGAAGCAAACCCCGGTTTTGCGGATTTGAATGACGAAGCGGATTTCGAAGCGGCGGTCCGTCGCACACCGGAACCGGAATTCCGGACCAAACGTTTGAACCAATTTGTGTCGTCTGCAATGTCATGGTTGCCGGTCGGTGCGTGGGATGAATGTCAAACGGAAATGTCGATCACACCGGACGATGAAATCATTTTAGGATTCGATGGTTCTTTTTCTGGGGACTGTACCGTCGTGGTTGCGGCGACGGTTGCGAAGGATGGTTCCCCGGTACGCGTGGAATTGGTGAAGGCTTGGGAAAAAAATTTGGAACAAGACGATGATGATTGGCGTGTGGATATTGCAGACGTGGAACAAACAATCATCAACTATTGTCAAACCCATCCGAAGGTTTTGGAAATCGCGTGTGACCCATTCCGGTGGCAGCGTTCGATGCAGGTGTTGGAAGAACGTGGATTGCCGATTGTAGAATATCCGTCTACTTCCCCGCGAAGAATGGTGGGTGCTTGCGCCAAATTTTTTGACATGACGATGGACAAAGAAATTCAACACAATGGTGATCCCACGATTGCCCGGCATTTAGAAAACGCGGTTGTCAAAAACGACAATGTTGGTCCCCGCATTGTGAAGGAATCGCGAAATAGTCCCCGCAAAATTGACGCAGCGGTTGCCGTTGTGATAGCAGTGGACCGCGCCACAGTCGCTAGAATGGAAGAAGTTGTCCCGCAATTTTTCGGATAGGTTCAAAAACATGTCAAACTTTTTGCAGGTGGCGGGGGTTGTGGCGATAACCGTGGGCGTGTGCCTTGTGTCAATCCCGCTTGGAATTATTGTTGGTGGCGTGTTGATTACCGTCGCCGGTTATGCGTTAGGGCGATAAATGGTTTTCAATAAGTTATTCGAACAACGTGGTGTCAGTTACCAATCAATTTTTGCCGCCGGTGATGACATTGCGTTTGGAACCTATGCCGGAACAAATATCAATTCGGACACCGTCTACACAGTCAACGCAATTTTTTCCGCGGTCAACATTATTTCCACCACGTTGTCGACGTTGCCGTTGGATGTTTATATTCGCAACGATGGCACCCGCAAACCATTCCGTCCGAAACCTGATTGGGTGAACCGTCCGGACGTATCATTCCCGTCCTATCACCCTTTCTATTCGGCGGTGTTCGCGTCTATGTTGATGGAAGGAAATGCGTTCATCCGTGTCTTCTCCAATAACCGCAACGAAGTCGTGAACCTAGTTGTGCTAAACCCGTTGACGGTTGAAGTGAAACGCAATGGTTTGGGTGGATTGATTTTCAACGTCGAGGGCGAAGACGAACCGTTGACATCGGACGACATGATTTTCATTCCCGATTTGGTTCGACCCGGTCACGTTCGTGGGATTGCGCGATCGTCAGCGTTGAAAGAATCGTTTGGTTTGTCATTAGCGTTGGACCGTTGGGCACAACAGTTCTTCGGAAGCGGATCGACCATGAATGGCGTCATAGAGTTTCCGGGGGCGTTGACTTCGGATCAGGCGTCGGATTTGCAATCCGGGTTCGATCAACGTCATACCGGATGGCAGAAGGCGCACCGCACGGGCGTGTTGACCGGTGGCGCGACGTTCAAAGCGACACAGTTGGATGCGGAAAAAGCGCAGGTCATCGAAGCGCGTCGCATGGCGGTTGAAGATGTGGCGCGTGCGTTCAACATTCCACCGCACCTTTTGGGGTTGCCGGGGACAAATAGTTATGCGTCCGTAGAACAAAACAACCTTGCTTGGGTGACGCACAATTTGCGTCCGCTTGCGTCGAAGGTCGAATCGAGCATGTCGATTTTGATGGATCGTTACCGTGGGGGAACCGAAGCGTTTTTGCGTTTCAACCTTGACGGGTTATTGCGTGCGGATTTGCAATCCCGGACAACAAGTTATTCAACAATGTTGCAGGCGGGGGCGTATAGCATCAACGAAGTTCGTGCGATGGAAGACATGCCACCGATTCAAAACGATGCGGCGCAATTGCCACGCGTCCCGTTGGCGAACGTGAACATTGCTGATTCCACGGTCAAGGCTGACATGGAACGCGTCCGAATGGTGCAATCGCTTGTCTATGCTGGGTTCACACCGGAACAAGTTTTGAAGGTTATGGGGTTGGACCCAATGGATCACACCGGGTTGCCGTCCGTGCAATTGCAGGGTGTGGCGCAAGTTGATCCGGAAAACCCTGATTCCGTATACAAAGACGCGGTGACCTAATGCCTATTGTTTCCGGACAAACCATTTATTTGACATTGCGGGCTGGTGACCGTTTGTTTGCGGTTTCCGATCCCGGTGGACTTGAACTAGGTGTGACGGATATTCGGAAGAATGACTGATGCCGTATTTTGTGACAGATCAACATCCTGATTGCCCGTCGTTTGCGACCGTGAAGGAAGACGGCGAACTGGTGGCGTGCCACGATACGGAACAGGATGCGATCGATCAAATGGTAGCAATCAGTATTTCGGAAGATATGGAACCGGGTGGCACCTACAACGGCGACACTTACCGTTCATTAGACGTTCGTGCCGAACCGGGCGAATTGTCGGTCGGTGATTTTGTTCGGTGGGATTCATCTGGCGGAACCGCACGTGGACGCATCGAACGCATTTTGACCGAAGGTGTTTTGAATGTGCCAGACACCGATTTCACAATCAACGCTTCGGGAGACGACCCGGCGGCGTTGATTAGGATTTACCAGCCCGAAGAAGACGAATGGGAAGAAACGGAAACGCTTGTCGGACATCGGTTCGGAACGTTGACGAAAATTGATTCGTTGATCCGTTCGGAAATGCGTGACGTCAATTTGGTTGCACCGGCGTACATGCGTGCCGCGGCGCGTCAAGGGTTGCGGTACTACGACCAGGGATTAGCGGGCGACGGGTTGGAACAACGCACCGTCACGGAAGCGCGTCAAATGGCACGTGGTGACGCGTTGACACCGGACAAATGGGTGCGCATATCTGCATGGATCGCCCGTCACCTTGTCGACTTGGACGCACCGGCGGCGGACCCGGACAATGATGATTATCCGTCGGCGGGTGTTGTCGCTCATTTATTGTGGGGATCGGGGTCGTCGAAACGTTCCGCGAACCGTTCGATGGAATACGCGCAAGGGGTAGTTGCTAGACTTGAAGAAGAAAACGAAGGTCGCGCCAAAGGGGAAGCCGTGAAAAAGTTGGAAACTAGAACGCATGTTGTCGATTTCGAATTGCGTGATTTGGATGACGGCGGGATGGCGTTCGAAGGTTATGCCAGCGTGTTCAATTCACGTTCGGAAAATTTGGGTGGCTTCACGGAAACGGTTGCGCCGGGTGCGTTCAAACGTTCATTGCGTGCCCGCAATGACATCAAATTACTTTGGAACCATGACACCGGATCGGTGCTTGGATCGACGCGTGCCGGAACCGTGACGTTGATTGAGGATGAACGCGGGTTGAAGGTTCGCGCAGATTTGGCACCGACGACGCTTGGAAAAGACGTGGCGGTGTTGCTGCGCCGCAAGGACATTGATGCGATGTCGTTTGGTTTTTCTGTGATCAAAGACACGTGGGATTCGTCCGGCGCGGAACGCACATTGAATTCGGTGCGGTTGCACGAAGTCAGCATTGTTGCATTTCCGGCGTACACGGGCACCGCGGGCACGACATCCGTTCGCGGGTTGGACATAATTGCGAAACGTGCGAACGTGGATTCGGATGCGCTTGCCGATGTGTTGTTGAAACTTGAAGAAGGCGCGGACATGGATGCGACCGAAGTGGAATTGTTGTCCCGTGTCGTGGATGAACTGAAGCCGGAAACCGAACCGGTGGCGGATCAACCCGTTGGCGATTTGGCGATGTTGGCTTTGAAGAAAAAGAAACTAGAGATTTTGGAGAAATTCTGATGGCTACTCATGAACAAATCCGTTCCGCGATCATGAAGGTTGCGGGCAATCCGGAATCGGGTTCAATCCGTGACCTTGCTGACGCGATGGCGTCCGCCGTTGTTGCGCTTGATTCTGAGCCGACGAAAGAGAACCGCGTCATGAAAGTCGCCGAAAAGCGATAGACGGTTCGCCCCTGCCACCGACCCTTCCCGGTGGCAGGGGTTTTCGTTTTCAATCCCGGACGACCGGGTATCCGATCACGCCGTACATTTCACCGTAGAGCGTTGACGCGGGTTGACGACATTCAGACGTAACCGCGATTCCGGAATACCGTCCGGCGTGTGGGGATTCCCACGACAATCCATCGGGCAACGTGATTTCCACCCGTGTGTGATCGCGGGAACCACAATCGTCGCATGTCACTTTTTCGATTGCCATGTTTGCGTTTTGGATCGTCACCAGGTCCCGCAATTGTTGTTTCATCGTGGTCATCAGTTTTCCTTCCGGATTGGGTGTTCCGCCCGCCAAGATTGCATGACTTCTTTTTTTGTGTAGTACATATAGAAGTGGTACGGGTGATCGTGACGTCCGTCACAATCCAAACGGTGAAATCCGCTGGATGTCATTTCGATGTCTTTTTCTGTTGGTCGCATGATTTTCATGATGCAACCAATTCCACGCGGTAGTTGACGCCATCCTGCATTCCCATTTTTTGGTTCCTGCTGTGGATTGCGGAAACCTTTTCGGTTGCCGATTCTTCGCTGAATGCGGGGTACGCGATGGTCGCGACGATTTCGTCGGTTTCGGTAATTAGTATTTCGTTGACGGTGATCATTGTGTTCCTTCCTTCGTTGTGACTATAACTATACACACAGACATGGGGTTGCGCAACATCCATGACACGCCGGACGGTAGAATTGACATATCCGATCGTGCGGTCAGCCCCGTCGGAAATAGTTGAGCGTCAACGCCACTAAACAAATAACCGTAACTAACTAAGGAGAAATGATGAGCGAATTCATCAAGCGTTCCGAAGAGTCACGGGCTAACCTGATTTCTCAGGTTCGCGAGGTCATCGACCACGCTGAATCAGAAAGTCGCGGCCTTGACGCTGGAGAACTAACCAAAATTGACAACATCGAGGGTGACATTGCACGCCACGATGAAGCCATCGCAGTAGCGACCCGTAACGAAGCACGTTCCGCCGAAGCCGCTGAGGCATCGCGTGGATTTGTTCCCGCCACGGAATCGCGTTCCGCCGATGACATTTTCCGCGCAATGTTTGAAGGCGAAGTGCGCAACCACACGTTCGCCCCTGAGAAGCGTGCCACCCTGGTGCCTTCCGCTAACACCGTTCCCGTTGACTTCTACAACCAGGTGTTTGAAGTAGCGCGTTTGGTCGGACCATACCTTGATGTGGCAGATGTGATTCAGCGCACTAGCGGCGCAGATTTGCGTATCCCCACAATGACCGCTTACAGCACCGCGGCTGAATTTTCCGCTGGTTCTGCAATCGATCAAAGTGAACCAACCTTCAGCAGCATTTTGCTGCAGCCTGCAAAGCAAGCATTTCTTGTTCAGGTTGCAAACGAATTGCTCACAGATGCAGGATTTGACATTCAGTCGACGATCGCTTCTCAGGCTGGGAACGCAATTGGTTTCCGCGCTAACGCCGTCATCCACGCAGCCGTCACCGCGGTTGCCGGAACTGGTGTGACCGCAGGAACCACGAACGCTATCACCACGGACGAACTGATCGAACTGGCTTACAGCATCGACGGCGCAGCCCGCATGATGGGTGCCGCGTACATGGTCAACACTTCGACCCTTTCCGCAATCCGGAAACTGAAGGATGGCAATGGCGCATATGTTCTCGATCCCGTAGTCGGTGGACCTGACCGTCTTCTCGGATACAACATTTTCGAGAACAGCGCACTTGAATCAATCGCCACCGGCAACAAGCCCGTGTTCTTCGGAAACTGGGCGTCGGTCAAAGTTGCAACCACCGGTTTGGATGTTGCCACTTCTAGCGACTACGCATTCAACGAGGACGAAACCGCTTACCGTTTCGTTTACCGTTTGGGCGCAGGCGTCACCCACGGTTCGCACATCAAGTTCATCAAGATGGCGTAACCTAAAATCACAACGCGAAACCCTCGTCGTCCTAGCGGATGGCGGGGGTTTTCGTTATGCTGGGGCGCATGGGACAATATGAAAAATTGACGGGTGTCGTGTCAATGGTCACAAACACACCGGGGACCAGTACCGGTTACGGTGTGCAAGCACAATTTTTGATGGATCGGATGATGCGTCATGGGTTGAACGTCGCCGTCCAATCAAACTATGGTTTGGAAGGTCGGTTCGAAAAAATCAAAACCAAGTGGGGCGATGTCGCACACTACCCCAAAGGGTTCAAACCGTATTCGGATGATGTCATCAAATTGTGGCATGACGATTTTGTGACAAAACATCCCGGCAAAAAAAACGCCGTGTTCACGTTGTATGACGTTTGGGTTTACAACCAATTGGAACACGATGGTCCGATCATCAGTTATGTCCCATTGGATCATGTGACGGTTCCGCCGGGTGTGAAGAAATTTTTGATGCGTGACAATGTGACACCGGTGACGATGGCACCACATGGACAACGGTTGTTGGAATCGCGTGACATCAAATCGCATTATGCGCCACACATGCTTGACGCGAAAATTTACAAACCGACGCAAAAAATCAATGGTGTTCCCACGCGTCAGTTCATGGAAATCGGTGACGATGATTTCCTAGTGTCGATTGTCGCAGCGAACAAAAGCAACGGGATTATGCACCGTAAGGCTTTGGCAGAACAGATTGTTGCGTTTTCATTGTTTTTGAAAGATGTCCCCAACGCGAAACTTTATTTGCACATGGAAGGTTCGAAGGTGTTTGGCGGGTTCAACATTCCGGTGTTGTTGCAGGCGGTTGGGTTGACGAACAAGAATGTGATCATCGCTGATGCGACGACGTTGCGGGTCGGTTATCCCGCGGAACAGTTGGCGGCGATATATACGGCATCGGATGTTGTGATGAATGCGACTTATGGCGAAGGGTTCGGTGTTGTGAACATTGAATCGCAGGCGTGCGGCACCCGTTTGATTACGTCGTCGTGGACGGCTAGTGAAGATTTAGCGGGACCGGATTCTTTTCAGGTTGCCGGTCAACCGTTGTGGGATGAACCGCAATCAAGTTTCTACAACATCCCGTCGATCCCGTCATTGTATGAAGCGCTGAAATTGGCTTACGATGCGCCACGTGGGATTAGCCACGACAACATTCAGTTCGCCCGGCAATTCGAAGTCGAACATGTGTGGGATACGTATTGGATGCCGTTCTTCAAAGAATTTTTCGCTTGATCCCGTGGAAGTATAGATCGCACGAATTCGGATTGTATTCGAACGAATGTTCGATGAATAGTTCGTCTAGGTCGAACATTTGTTCGAAGTCGTTTTGGTTTAGGTTGCGATAGTAGTCCCATCGGATCGTGTGTGGGGATGATCCGGGATCGGTCCGTGATGTCCCGTGTTCCGCACGCCCGTCGCTTGCGCATGTCATGATCACGTGTTTGTTTGTCATGCGGATCATGTTCGCGAATGTGCGTTCCCATTCTGGGTTGTGTTCGAAACATTCGGCGCTGATGGCGGTGTCGAACGATCCGTCCGGATAGTCAACGTCTTCCCCTAATGCGACGACGTCGACGCCGGGTCCGGGTCCGACGTCGATGCCAACGTATTCGGTGGCGCTGAAAAAGTCGCGCACGGTGCCGTTGATGTTTAGCGATCCGATTTCGATGACGCGCACATTGTCAAATGCGTCCGGGTAACGGTTGCGGATTTTGTTCATGAAGTCGCGTTGTTGGATGTGTGCCATGTCACTAGAATATCGGAATGCTTCCAAACATGATTGTGCCGGTGTTGAATCGGTACGACCTATTGCAACGGTTGTTGGATTCAATCGATTTCCCAATCCGTGACCTTTTGATTGTGGACAATGGGGATGGTGTCGATCAGTTGCATTTCCCGGACTATGTTTTGAATTCGCACATTTTGCCGTTGCCGTCGAACTTGGGTGTGGCTGGTTCGTGGAATTTGGGGATCAAGTTGTTTCCACACGATGACATGTGGATTTTTGCGTCTAATGATGCGTGGTTTCGACCAGGCGCCCTTCAACGGCTACAGAACGCCCGTCGGGACGAAATAACATTGTCTGATGTGTTTCCCCATTGGCAGGTGTTTTCGGTCGGTGACGTGGCGCACACGGCGCTGGGTTTGTTCGACGAAGGAATTTATCCGGCATTTTTTGAAGACAACGACATGGCGCGACGTGCGGAACATCATGATGTGCCAATCCGCATGATCGACATGGGTGTGGAACACGACAATTCATCGACGATCCATTCCGATGCCAAATTAGGTTTGGCTAATGCGCGAACGTTTGTCCGGAATCGGGATTATTATTTCGACAAGATTGCGCGGGATGATTTTGGGGAAGGCGGTTGGTCGTTGTCGACGCGTCGCGTCAATCGTTGGGACTAGCAAAAATCCCCCATCGAAATGGGGGATTGTTGCCACAACCCGGTGTCAGATTCGGTCGTTCAAAATTTTGATCATGTCGGAAATTTCTTGAACCTTTATCAGGTGCATTTCCCGTTCGGTTTCGGACGTTGCGGTTTCAGCAAGTTCAACCCGGATTTTCATCGACTTGATTAGTTTGCGGAAGTTGATGTCGTTTCGTTTGGTGTTCATTGTGTTTCCTTTCGTTGTCGTGTCTATAACTATACACACCTAACGAATGAAATGCAACAACACACACAAACTTTTTTCCGCCACACGGTCCCCGGTAGAATAGAAGGTGGAGGCTTACACATGGCAATAAGCAACGGCTACGCAACATTGACCGACGTCAAATCCGCATTCCGCATCCAAGATGACGTCGACGACCTATTGTTGGAACTCAGCATCGAATCAGCGTCACGAGAAATCGACGGATGGTGTGAACGCGTTTTCTATAGCATCGGAACCGCGACCCGCATTTATGTCCCAACCGACCCATTCCTTACGGAAATTGATGACCTGCAATCCGTGACCACGTTGAAAACATCATCGACGGGTGACACGTTCGATCAGACATGGGCGACCACCGATTATCAGTTGGAACCATTGAACGGTGTCATTGGCGGAATCATCGAAACACCATTCACACGCATTCGTGCGATCGGTTCATATTTGTTCCCATTGTGGGAACCACGAAATGTCAACGCACATGAAGCGACCGTGCAAGTCGTTGGCGTGTTCGGTAGGGCTACCGTACCGACCGCGGTGAAACAAGCGTGCATCATTTTGTCCATGCGACAGTTCAAACGGTATGACACGCCGCTGGGAATTTCGTACGACGAATTGGGATCGTTGCGTGTCGGACGTGTCGATCCTGACGTCGAAAAACTTTTGTCGCCATATAAGAAATGGCGGATGGCGTGAGCATCACCGCGCTACGCGATGGGCTAGCGAACCGCATCGGCACAATTTCCGGACTACGCACCGCGTCAGAAGTTCCGGACAACGTCAACCCACCAATTGCAATCGTTCAATTGTCCAACGTGGATTACTTCGGGGCGATGGCAAATGGGATGACCACGTACACATTCACGGTCACGGTGATCGTGGGACGCGCTGCGGAACGATCCGCACAATTGAAATTGAACGGCTACGCGTCATCGGGTTCCGGTGGCATCCGTCAAGCGATTGCAGGCGATGGAACGCTAGGTGGTGTCGCATACGATTCAAAGGTCGAATCAATGACAAACATCACTGCGG